TTTAACATCATGGCAACAAAGCCAAAGAAAAAGGGTCGTCCAACCACCTTCACACAGCAACTCGCAGACAAAATCTGCGAACGCATGGCGAATGGGGAGACGCTTCGTGCCGTTTGCCGGCATATCGATCTCCCTGTTTCCACCGTTATCGAGTGGACAGTAAACAACAAAGCCTTTTCCGAACAATACGCGCAGGCGAGGCAGAAGCAGGCTGATTCCTACGCTGACATGATCCTCGACGAGGCATTCAATTCCAATGACGCCCAGATCGGGCGGCTCCGGGTGGATGCTCTCAAATGGGTCGCCAGCAAGCTCGCTCCGAAACGCTATGGCGACAAGGTCGAGGTCGAGCAGACCGGCACGCAAAAAATCCGAGTGATCATGGGTGGCGATGTCTGAGTCGGAATTTGAAATCCGCCCGCGCAGGCAGTTTCGTTCCTATCTGGAGCGGGACAAACGCTGGGCGTGCATGGTTGTTCACCGGCGCGGCGGAAAAACATTCGGGTGCATTCAAGACCTGCTCAACAAGGCATTCACCACTGAGCGGGCGGGTCCGCCGCTGCGGTTTGCCTACATCGCACCGACACGCGACCAAGCCAAAGACATCGCGTGGGGATACATCAAAACCTTCCTCTCGCCGCTCCCCGGCGTGAAGATCAACGAGGCCGATCTCATCGCGACCTTGCCACACGGCGCAACGATCCGGCTTTACTCCGGGGAAAGCTACGAGCGCATGCGCGGGCTTTACCTCGATGGAGCGGTGATCGATGAGTATGCGGACATCGACCCGGCGGCATGGTATTCGGTAATCCGGCCATGCCTTTCCGACTACAACGGATGGGCGACCTTCATCGGCACGCCGAAAGGACGCAATGCGTTCTGGAGGCTGTGGACCGAAGCCTGCGGGAATCCCGAATGGTTTGCTCTCATGCTCAAAGCGAGCGATAGCGGCATCATCCCCGATGAGGAACTCAATGACATCCGCAAAGGAACTCCCGCGCATATCTACGAGCAGGAATACGAATGCTCGTTTGCCATCGGTCGCCCCGGCGCGATCTATGTGCGCTCATTGGAAAAGGCCCGCGCCGAGAAGCGCATCACCAACGACATTCTCTGGTTCAAGGAACTGCCGGTCTACACCTCATGGGATGTTGGCGCTCCGCTCAACCAGAAGGTGTGGATTTGGCAGATGGTCGGCGACCGCATCAACTATCTGGAATCCCTATCCGGGAGCGACGAGTGCAAGACGCCTGCGGACTGGGCTGCACGCCTAAAGGATCGCCAATACGGATACGGTGGCCACTTCATTCCGCACGATGCCGCAGCGGAAGTCGGCGGACTCTGGCAAGAGGCGCTCGCCCGCAGCGGACTGACCGGCGTCATTCCCGTGCCTCGGCAGATCAGCGTCTGGGATGGCATCAATCTCGCGAACGATGCGTTCCCGCGAATTCACATCAACGAGGCCGGATGCGCGGACGGCATCGAGGCGCTCGACGCCTACCATTCCAAGGAGGAACGCGATGGCGTCACCATCAAGGATGTGCCGGTCCACGATTGGAGCAGTCACTTCGCCGATGCGTTCAGCCTCTCGCACCAGGCTATCAAGCGCGGCATGGTGATCGACCGCTCCGCGATTCCTCGCAAAGCCGAGCGGCATGAACCGACCAGAGTGATGGCAGGATTCCGGGGTGGGGGATTCGGAAAGGTCCGCCGGTGAAGCGCGAACTGGAACTCCAAATCCTCGACCTCTACCGGCGCTACCCGCAGCCGCGATCCTTTGCCGAGGAGGTCGAACTCACCGCATGGAATGGCGTGGTCATCAACACCGAGGACTTCTTCATGCTGGCCCGCCCGGTGGACATCCACGACCCGCAGGAACGCTGGCGCGATGCCGCTCACGCATACCACAGGTTGTGCCAGAACTGCTGGCTGATCACAATATATTGTGGTATCAGTCAAAATAATCCTTGCAACTTTGCTCCGTATACACTTCCCTACATCGCATGGAGTCGGCGAGACCGCCCGCTCCGGATTTACGAAACCTCGAAACTCCATACGCGATGCGACTCACTGACCACGAACAAAACCCCATTCTCTCCACCTGTTTAGCATGGTTTGGAGGAGGTAAACGCAAAGGTCCAAGCAAGCAGGAAAATAAAGCGGCGAAGGCCGAGCAGGCATCCATGCAGCAGGCCGCTACACAACAAGCCGCAGCGCAACAGACCGCACAGCAACAAGCGACCCAGCAGGCCGCAGCCCAGCAGGCCGCGCAGCAACAGCAAATCGCCATCATGGAGCAACAGCGCACAGACGCTCTGGCTGCTCAAAATGCACAGATCGAGGAAATGAAGCGCCAAGCCGAGGCTAATAAGCCAGCACCGGCAGCGCAGGTTGTACAGGGAGACGCAGAAGAAGCCGTTCGGAGGCAATCGACTCAACGCCGGGGAATGCGCCGTTCGATCCTCGCAGGCGAATCTGACCAAGCGCCGATGACAGGCTACTCGACTCTTGGTTAATGCTGTTTTGACTGATACCAAATGACTGGAAACAAACCCGAACTCGCCGAAAAGGTACTCCAGCGCCACGCTGAGATGGTTCACCAGCGGGCGACATGGGAGTCGCTCTGGGAGGACATCGCGAAGTATGTGATGCCTCGGAAGGCGACGATGTTCACGCAGACGACATCGCCCACCACAGACGACGAGGCACAACTCTTCGACGCCACCGCCGTCCGGGCAAACATGATTCTGGCCAATGGCCAACTCAGTTGGATGACGCCACTCGAAAGCCGGTGGTTCAGTCTGGAGCCGCCGAAGGCGATGGAAAGCGAGGACGAGGTCGAGCAGTGGTTCAAACGCTGCACCGAGGTCATGCAGGCCGAACTTTCCCGCAGTAATTTCTACACGGAAATCCACGAACTCTATCTCGACCGTGGTGCATTCGGCACGGCGGCGATTCTGGTAGAAGCCGGGAAGAACAATTCTCTTAACTTCACCAAGCTCGACCTCGGCAGCTTCGCGATCAGCGAAGACGACGAAGGCTATGTGGACACGCTCTCCCGCGAGTATGAGATGACCGCTCGGCAGGCCGCGCTCAAGTTCGGCATCGAGAACATCACTGACGCCATGCGGAAAGAACTGGAGAAACCCAACTCCAACCGCAAGTTTGCATGTGTCCATCTCATCGCCCCCCGTGGGCCGGGCGAGATTGAAATGGGCAAGCGAGACGCCGAGAACAAACCCTACGCCTCGGTCTATGTGGACAAGGCGAGCAAGCATGTCTTCCTTGCTTCCGGGTTCGATGAGCAACCGTTTTTCGTGACCCGCTACCTCAAGTGGAAGAACTCCGAGTGCTACGGCTACAGCCCAAGCTGGACTGCACTCCCGGAGTGCAAGCAACTCAACTTCCTTGAAAAACAACTCGACTCGCTCGCTGAGATTCATGCGTTCCCTCGGATCCTCATCCCTGCCGGGTTCGATGGCGACATAGACCTCCGCGCTGGTGGCGTGACCTATTTCGACCCGAACAACCCGCAGGCCACCCCGAAGGAGTGGGGAACCGGCGGGCGCTACGACATCGGCGTCGAGCGTGCCGAACACAAGCGCAAGGCGATTAACGAAGCCTTCCATGTGGACCTCTTCCAGATGTTCGCCCAACTCCAAAAGCAGATGACCGCCCGCGAAGTCGCCGAACGCGCCAGCGAGAAACTCATCCAATTTTCCCCGACCTTCGCCCGCCTCACGACTGAGCTTTTTAATCCGCTCCTTCGCCGAGTCTTTGCGATCTTGGCCCGCGCTGGCAAGTTCCCTCCGCCTCCGCAGGCGCTCCAAATGATCGGCGTCATCCCAGAGCCGGATGTCGCCTACAACAGCAGAATCGCCCTTGCGATCAAATCCCTCGAAAACGCCGCATTCATCCGCACGACCGAGATGCTCCTGCCCTACGCGCAGATCAAGCCGGAGATGCTCGACAACTACGACTTTGATGAGATCACCCGCGACATGGCCCGCAACGATGGACTGCCTGCCCGCTGGCTTCTCGATGAAAACATGGTTGCGCAGACCCGCGCTCAACGCGCCCAAGCCCAGCAAGCCGCCATGCAGGCCGAGCAGATGGAGCGGGCCGCGAGCGCCCTCGGCAAGGCTGGCAGCGTGCGTCAGGATTCCGCCCTCGCCCAGATGCTCCCCGGCATGACCGCATGATGGCTCCCGAAGACAAAGCCGCTGCCCTCCGGCGCGAGCGTGAGCGCCAGAAGATCACCAATGCCTACCACCGTGTTTTTGCCTCCAAGGAAGGCGCTGCGGTCATCGCCGATCTCAAGACGCAGTTCGCCACCGACTCACAGGTCTTCCTGCCTGGTTATGATTTCAATCCCGTGGTCGCCGCCCTCCGGGACGGCCAGCGCGGCGTGATCCTTCACATCGAAGCGATCCTCCGCAGGCCGGTCATCGCGGACGGCGACATCGAGACTCCCAAACGCAAAGTCAAAAAATGAGCAAACCCAAACCCAAACAAGACATCCCGCCGCGCCCCGAAATGGACCCCATGCTGGGCGACAAGACCATCGAACTTGTCGAGTGGCTCCGCGACTACGAGCCAGAGGAATTCCAGCGCACCTACGCCGGTCGCTCGACCCATCTCGGTTACCACCCGCATCAAGTGTGACGCGCAGTTTTGACTGATACTATTTATGGAAGACACCATCGACACCTCCGGCGAGACCTCGCTTCTCGCCGCAGCCGATAACACAAGCGCATCTCCAGATGCACAGGCGCAGCCCGCTGCGGACACCTCCACGCAACCCTCAACTCCCTCGACCGGCTGGGTGAACCCGGACGGCACATTTGGAGACAAGTGGCTCGATGCCCTGCCAGAGGATTCCGCTGCCTATAAAAACTCCGTCAAAAATTTCAAAAGCGTTCCCGATTTGGTCAAGGCGCTTGGGAATGCGAATGCCCTCATCGGGAAAAAACTCGGTGTGCCGAATGAGAATTCCTCACCCGAAGAGGTCGCCGCCTTCCGCCGCGCCATGGGCGTGCCGGACTCGCTGGAGGAATACAAGTTCGCTCCAGACTCCCTCCCGGAAGGGATGACATGGAGCGACGACATGGCGAAGCCGTATGCCGAGATCGCGCACAAGCACGGCATCCCGCCATCGGCCATGAAGGAACTCGTCGCCCAGCATGCGAAGACCGAGATGTTCAAGATGGAGGCGATTCAAGCCACCTTTGAGAAGCAGCGCACCGAGGCCGTGCAAAGCCTCCAAAAAGAATGGGGAAATGATTTCGGAAAGAACATCGGACTCGCCAAGCAGGCCGCGAAGCTCGCTGGCGTGGATTCAAATTCACACGGGTTCAGCGACCCGGAGGTCGTGCGTGGCTTTGTTCGCATGGCCCAGATGATGAGCGAGGACAAGGTCGGTCGCTCGATGGGCGGCACGGAGTTTATGACCGGCGCAGCACGCGCCAAGGACATCATGGGAAACCCAGACAACACTTGGCACAAACGCTACATGGAAGGCGACCGCGAGGCCGCTGCGCTTGTCACCTCCCTGCTCAAGCAGGGGTAAAAACTGCGGGGTAGTGAAAAGGCATAACACCAGTTTCATAATCTGGAATTCCGAGTTCGAGTCTCGGCCCCGCTATTTTTTTTGAAAAAAAGTTTTGACTGATACCGCATCGGCGGTAATGTCACCTTCGTCAGAGCAGACAACTCCTTTGTGAATCTGCTCCCAAACCCCGATCCGACGATCCGCAAGGACAACCGGCAAGGACAGGGAGCAACCATCAGTTTCGACTGATACCAACTCACCAAAAACCAAAGGAGACCAAATGCCCGATCTAAACGGAGTTCTGACGAACATCCCCAATCACTTCACCACCCAGTTTGATTCTAACTGGAAACACCTCGTTCAGCAAAAGAACAGCAAGCTGAAAGAATATGTGACCCTCGATTCCATCGAAGGAAAAGAGAAGTCCTACAACCAACTCGACACAACCTCGATGACGCAGATCACGGATCGCTCCCGCGACACCCGGATCAGCGATCAAGTGATGGCCAAGCGTTGGATTCGCCCGCAGCAATACGACTGCGCGAAACTCGTTGACGAGTGGGACGAGCAATTCCTCGGTGAGGTCGTCCTTCCGACCAGCCCGATCATCCAGTCCCATGCACAAGCCTATGGCCGCACTTGCGACTCGATCATCATTGGCGCTCTCGGCGGCACAGCTTTTACCGGCGCGACCGGCACAACCTCAACCGCATTGCCTGCTGGCCAGAAGGTCGCAGTCAACTTCGTGGAAAGCGGAACAGCCGCCAACTCCGGCCTCACCATCGCCAAACTCCGCCGCGCCAAATTCATCCTCGACGCAGCCGATGTGGACGAAGAGGAGGAGCGCATCCTAGTTGTTTCGGCTCGCCAGCTTCAAGACCTGCTCCGCACGGTTGAAGTGACCAGCGCCGACTACAACACGGTTCGCGCCCTGGTGGACGGAAACTTGAACACCTTCATGGGCTTTAAATTCCGCCGCACCCAGCTCCTTGGCCTCACCTCCACGGTCCGCTCTTGCTACGCCTATGTGAAGTCCGGAGTCATCCTCGCCGAGCGCGGACTCAAGACCCACATGGACATCCGCACGGACCTCTCGCACTCCCTTCAAATCCGCTCTGTGGCCAGCCTCGCCGCTGTCCGCATGGAAGAGAAGAAAGTCGTCGAGATCGCCTGCGACGAAGCCTGATTCCCGCACCCCGCTGGCAGACCGGGAAATGTCTGCCACCCACTTTTTTCAATCTGTGATCTGACCGCGCCTCAATGACAGACATCCAAATCTGCAACCTCGCCCTCGCCCGACTCGGTGATGCCCGTATCACCGCGCTCACGGACGCGACCGCACAGGCTCAGTATTGTTCTCTTTTTTACTCGCAGACTTTAGAGGAACTCCAGACGGAGTTCGATTGGCAGTTCTGCCGCAAACTTGCATCACTCACCGCCGATGCCACGGCTCCGGCCTTTGGCTACGCCCGCCGGTTCGCCGTTCCCTCCGACTTCCTGCGTCTCATCCGCCTCAACGGAATCGATGAGGATGAGAATTTCTCCAAATGGGAGATCGTAGACGGATTCATCCACACCGATCTCGCCGCTCCCGCCCAGATCGAATACATCGCCTCTGTCACCACCGCCGCGAAGTTCCCTGCGGTCTTTGTCGAAATCCTTTCCGCGAAGCTGGCCGCGAACCTCGCGATGCCGCTCACCGGCTCAAAAGAGCTTTTCTCTCAAATGGCCGAGGTTTTCTCGGCCAACATGCAGCGCCCGGTGGTCAAGTCGCTCATCCTTGCAACCGCCAAGGACCGCCCATCCTCCACCCTCACTGAGGACGAACTGTGCCGCCAAGCCATCTTGCGCGTCGGCACTGCCGAGCAGTTCGGCCCCTCCTCGCAGGCGATGCTGCTTGCCAAGTCACTCTACCCGCAGGTGCGCGATGCGCTCCTCCTCGCTGGTTCGTGGACATGGGCGATGAAGTCCACCACGGTCATTGAGACGCTCCCGCGCCCAGAATACAAGTGGGCTTACCGCTA